GCTTGCCTGAGAAAAAGAAGGGAGGAGCTCTCAGGCGGTTGAAGGTTAAGGCATGAGCCCGCAAAACCTTCCACCGCGTGAAACCGAGAGCGCCTACATTGTTGTCAGTATTGGCGCTCTTGTTTTGATTGTGCTGATGTTTCTGATTGGGCAAAGTTCTGGATGGTGGCAATGATCACAGCCGTCGCAATAGGAGGGATGTGGGGATGAAGACTCAGACGCGCAAGTTTAAGCGCTACCGGCGCTACTTCTACATTGCATGGTGGAACAGGACTCCAGTGAATCCCAACAATTGGTTTACCTGTGAACCTCGACCTGTTGATTTTTACGAGGTTTCATGATCACAGCCGAAGAAATCCGCAGCCGCCAGAAGATCAGGGACGTGAAGCAGCAGATTCTCGACGAGCGCGGCCAGCCTGTCGAGCATCTGGCGGTGATTGACTGCCCCTATTGCGGAATTAAGAATTATGAGGGCATGGAGCTGTGCTGCGAACTGCTGCGCGGTTGCGTAATCACTATCCTGATGGGATTGCGGCAGGAAAAGATTGAGGAGCGTGTAAGTGTCCACTAGCGCGGTGATTCCCGAGCCAGAAGTGAAGCAGGATGAACCGGCCGCGCCATCCTTTGACGCCGAGTGGGGCGACAAGGCCGCTGGCTACCCCGACATGCCCGAGCACAACCAGACGGTGCTAAAGAATTTACTCAAATCAGCACTCCAGCGCGAGATTTACAGCCGCCGCACAGAGGTAATCGACGCCCGGCAGCAGCGGTTTTACGCGCGTTCGGTGCAGTACATCTATTTCAACTACCAAACCAATATGTTTGCTCCTCTGTTTCAGGGCGGCGACGGTAATTCGACCGATCAGGAGCGATACTGCGAAGTTTATGACATTTATTCAGCTTTTTTGAGAACGCTGGTCGCGGCACTAAGCCAGAATCCAGTTGGCTCGCACATGGTTCCGCGCACCGCCAAGCGCACAGTTGACATTCAGGCCGCTTCGATTGCCGAGCAGTACAAGAACCGCATCGAGCAGGTGAACGACATCAAGGAAAAGCAGATCCGCGTTGCCGACATTCTCTGCACGGATGGGCGCGCTGTGGGGCTAGTGTGCGATGCGGAGCCGAACCCGAAGTATGGGCACGATTCAGAGAACAATCCGCTTGGCGCTGAGCTGATCGAGATTGACGGCATCCTTGAGTGGAAGGTCCCGATCACGCAGGAGTTCGGCAAGTGGACATACGCGGTAAGAAGCAAGGAACTCGAAAAGGAAATGGCGCAGGAGGAGTCACCGGATGCCACAGATGAAAAAGGTGAATCGAAAATCAAAGCGGGGAGCGCATCGTCTGGTGAATCGGCTTACGAGCGTATGGCCCGGATTGGTGTACTCCAGGGGACCAAACTCATCACTGCCACCGGAGAGACTTGGGAGCATCTTGTTACCGAACACATTGGATTGTTCCGTACAGCTTTTTACCGGGCCGCGCCGAAAGAAGAGCGCGATTGGATCAAAGAGGCCTTTCCCGATGGTTTGAGGCTGCTTGTCAAGGGCGATGCGTTCTGCGGGGCGTGGAATGACTCGATGGACAAGCGCATTCGCGTTGCCCACTGCAAACCTGGCCACGGGCAGAACCGCACATCGCTGCTCAAGGCGTTTGTGGCGGTGCAGGATGCGTTCAACGACCTGATGAACCTGCGCAAAGAGATGCACGAGTATTGCATCCCTGAAAAATGGATAGACAAGGCAACTTACGACATTATGGCAGAGCAGGAACATCGCTCTGAGCCCGGTAACAGCAATTCTGTGGTAATGCTGCCGAATGAAGATGTCCGCACAAAGATTTTTATTGAGCCGCCCGTCCAAATCAGCCCTGACCTGATTGCGGCGATTGAATATCTGGCCGGCGAACTCGCCCAGCTCATCACCGCGGCGCTTCCGGCCCTGATGGGCACAGGCGACGAGCACAATGAGACCAAGGGCGGCATCCAGATCATGCGCGAGCAGGCTTTGGGGCAGATGGGCATTGCGTGGGGCGCTTCGCAGCAGTTTTTGGCCGAATTAGAGGAATTGGCGATCAAACGCGCCGGCGAAAAGGCTGAAGGCGACGGTCAGACGATGGCGGTCACGATTCCTGGTGGCCGGATGCAGCCCGATTCAACCAAAGAGATCAACACGCTCGATTTGCAGGCCGGCGACTTCTACGCAGAGGTTGATACCAGCTTTCCCGACACCAGGGCGATGCGTCGCGCAGTGTTTACGTCGATTCTGGCCGCATCGCAGCACTCACCGGCGCTTCAGGCCATGTTGGCGCTGCCTGAGAATCAGGAACTGTTCAAGGAGATGGTTGACGATGACCTTGAGGTTCCCGGTGCCGACGCGCGTATCCAGCAGTTGCGCGAAATCGAAGAATTGCTGAAATCGCCGCCGCCACTGCCGACGCCCGAGCAGGCGTTGCAGTTCATGGCGCAGCAAGTGCAGGCCGCGATGGCGCAGGGCGCACCAGAACCGCCGCCGCCGAACCAGCAGCAGATTCAGCAGGCGCAGATGGCGCTGGCGAAGCAGTCCATGCCCACTGTGCCGATTGATCCCGATTGGGATTTCCACCAGTTCCACGTTGAAGTGATTCAAGACTGGTTGGCGGCCGAGCAGTGCGAGGAAGAGAAGGAAAAGGGCAACGTCTTGGGAATCGAGAACGTCAAGGCGCACGGTGCGCTGCATAAGCAGGCGCTGCAGGCGCAGCAGGCACCCGCGCCAACCAAGCCACCATCGGAGAGCATCAACTATGCCGATCTCCCGCCTGATGGTCAACTTCAGCTCGCAGCCAAGGCGGGAATCACGCTCAATCCGCAAGCACTCGTAGAGCAGCACGCGCAGCAGATCGAAAAGGACAATCAACCCAAACCAGCAGGAGCCAAGCCAAATGCCTGAAGATGAAACTTTCACTGATTTCATGATTCGAGCGATGGAGGGGCAAGAGAACGTCGAACAGGCGATGGTAATCATGCGCCGAAGCGATGGAACATTTGGATACAAGTCATTTCATCAAGAAGTGATGGATACTCTCGGGATGCTACGTTTTGCAGCAATGTCGGTAGAAAACGACACAATAAAACTTTGGAATGATGGAGAAACTCATGCCTGAAGCACCAGGAGCAGTCCTAGAAGTAGCCGCACCGGCAGCAACAGGTGCGGAAGAGACCAGTCAAGTCGATAATTCCGTCGATGTATCAACTGAGTCAACAGGCGCGGTCGATACAGAACAGACAGACGCGGTTGACCCTGAAGCACCCGCAACGGGAACCAAGTTCGACGCCCGCGCCATCATCAAAGACCCGGCCAAGCTCGCCGCATTGAAGGCTGTTGACCCTGCGCTGGCCGGATTTGTGCGCGATGCGGTATTTTCGCAGCGGGAAGTTGAAAAGGCTGGTGGCCTCAAGACGCTGATCGAGAGCCACAAGTTTGTGCAGGAAGTTGGCGGGCGCGATGGCTGGCAGGCGACCAAGGATGATCTTGCGTCATGGGATCAACTCGACAAGGACTTTACCGAGGGCAAGCCTGAATTTGTTGAGCGCATTGCGAAGGGCGACCCGGAAGCGTTTGAGCGCATGGTTCCGTTGGCGCTCCAGCAGATCGGCAAGGACAACCCCGAGATGTATTCGCACCTGATGAGCCGCGTAATCATCAACACAATGGACCAGGCGGGGCTCGGCAACGCGCTCAAGGGCTTGCTGACCACCGCAGGCGAAGCGGCCAAGCCCATTATTCAGGAAATCATCGATTGGGCAGAGGGATTCAGGACGACAGCGGCCAAGGTGCCCGAAAAGAAACTCGATCCACGCGAGCAGCAGTTGACGCAGCGCGAGCAGAAGTTTGAGAAGAAGCAGGCCGATATGCTGACGCGCTCCGTCGATTCGGACTCGATCAAGCACCGCGACTCGATCATTTCGCGCGAAATCAAGCCGTTCGGCGATTGGGACACGATGGACCCGGATCGCAAGGGCGCTGTGGCGGCATGGATCAGCCAACGCATCGGCAAAACGCTATCTGCCGATACGAGGTTCATGGAGCGCCGGCAAACGCTGATTCAGAACGGCGACCGCGATGGGCTGGCGAAACTGGAGCGCGATAAGCTCGATGAACTGGCCCCGAAACTCGTTCCGCAGGCCGCAAAGGTGTTCGGCGTGACCAAGGCGGCTCAAAAGACGGAAGCGGCCAAGAATGCGCCGGCTGCCACGCCCAAGGCTCCGCAGGGATGGGTGCAGCTCAAGGGCCGCATTGACATGAGCATGGTGGACCGCTCGAAGACCGATGCTTCAATGCTGATGGACAATAAGGCGGTCTACAAGGATGGGCGCAAGGTTGTGGGCGCGGCTGCGTAATAGGCTGTGCTAGACTAACTGCGACGACCAGAAGTTACACAAATAGCAATCTCACGCCGGACGTAACCGGCGCAGCCTAACGGCAAAAGCGGTGAGATTGTTCCACGTGGAACGGAAGGCCATCAACACAATCGCATAGCGTTCTACCCGCAACACCATGCGTCAGGTTCGGCCTGTAAACGGTACGCTGGCGGTGATTGCTTCAAGGAGCACTCATCATGGGTCAGGGTACTGTTGCGCAAACCTTCGCGCTCCAACATGAAAAGGTACGCCCTCAGCTCTCGCTGATGTACCAGTTGGACGCAACCCTCTGGAACGAAATCAAATCCCGCACGGATATTGAAGTCGTCTCCTCGCGCCCCACCCGCGTTCCATTGGAACTGCTGGCAGGCGGCACCTTCACAAGCGGCAACCCGGACGGCGGCGATCTCGGCACAGGCTCCGCGCCTATCACCGATTTCATGACGCTCGTTCCCACCTACTTTTTCCAGTGCAGCCAGTGGACGAAGCAGGCCGAAATCTCCACCAACACCGATGCCAAGGCGATTGAAGATTACTCCAAACTGCTGATGAAGCGGGCGATGGAGAACTTCAACACCTACATGGAAGCGGTGTTCACCCAGGGCGACGGCTCAAACACGCTCGATACCATCGTGACGGTCAATACGTCCTCGCTGGTAGTCAACAACGCGAACCAGTTTCAGGATTCGCAGCCCATCGACATCTGGAGCGCGATCAACGGCACATTCCTTTGCACCGTAACCGTGCAGTCAGTGGATGCGGCCAACAAGACGCTCTGGCTCACCGGGGCGATTCCCACCACATCCCCCGTT